GTATCCGATACCTTGTTTTTCCATATCTTTTACTTGTTGCATATATCTTGGATAACCATCTAAAACAAAACCATCAGGAGATTTAGATACTGCGTCTTTAATTAATTTTAAAACTATTTCGTTTGGTGCAAATTTACCTTGGTCTAAAATCTTTTTTAATTCTGGATCCTTTTCTGCCGCTTTTCTTAACATATCGCCTGGATATATGTGAGGTATATTAAATTCTTTTGTAATAAATTCTGCATAGGTAGATTTACCTGAACCCGGTCCACCCATTAAGATAATTCTTTTAGATTTAGCTTCTGAAAAATATTGTTTAAAACTTTTCATTACCCTTTTATCCAATCTTTTGCGATAGTAAAGTTTGCTCTACTAAACTCTAATCTATCTACTAATTTTACTGCGCCTGCAACTCTGTCAACTGCAACGTAACCCTCTGGTGCCGTAACTTTAAATCCGTTTGGCGTTTTTATAAAGTGACCTATACTCTGTATCTGATTCATTTTTCTAATTAAAAAGTTCTTTGCGTTTTGTAAACTAATATAACTAGCGATAGCAAAGTATAAGGCACTTTTGTTTCTATCAATGTATCTCACACCGTCTTTCATAATTTGTCTGTACTTATCTTTAGAAGACTCTCTTTTTACACCATCTATTTCTGCTTTTAAAATATTCTGGTAGTATTCTCTAAACATATCAACTAATTGTCGGACTTTTCCCATTTCAGCATTGTTTCTGATATAGTAATTGAAAAATACTTTTAATCTAAAACCTACTGCAAGTTGGTCACTAGTATTAAAGTCATCTAACACTGCATTTGCTTTTGATAAAGAACCCTCAGCCATTCTTAATAAACCGTCAAATTGTGCTGACTCTGAATTATTAAATGTGGCTGTGCCTGAAGCGTCTTTATATACTGCGTCTGTAACAAACACTGAACCTGATCTTGGCTTACCAGTTATAGAACCGAAACTTGCATTTAAACTTGCCATATTTTTACCAGAGTATTTTGTATGAAATACAATACCCATTCTAGCTCTTGCAATTTTTTTACCTATATCTGATTTTGCCTGAACGGCATAAGTGATTGTGTTAGGAGTGAAAGTATAATAGTTTTCACCATCTATCGCCTGTGCTTTTACTTCGCCTGGTGTAAATAGTAAATCACCTTGTAGTATATCTCTAATACCTAATCTCTTTAATTCTCTTAAACAAACCATTAGTTTATCAGCGACGGGGCCACTATGATTTTTTCTAATGTCTGTTGGAGTATAATTGATTTTAGGTGTTTTATTGAATACTGATTTAGTACCTACGAAAAACTTTCCATTTTCTGGATTGACACCACATATAATTGCTGGTGCGCCATCCCATTTAGTAGTAATATTAAGTCTGCCACCAGTATTACCTGCTAACATCTTCTTTACTGCTCTTAGGAAATTTAATGCGTTTCTACCACCTTTAGAGCCATTATTGATAATGTCATCTTCTAAATGCTCTAAATGTGTATTAACACCTCTTGTAAGAAATCCTTTAAAACTAAACATTTGTCCTTCATTTTATCCATTAATATAATCAATTTTTCCATATATCTTCAACTTGTTATTATATCACTATTTATAACATTTGGCAACTAGATATAATTAAAATCACACATCATTCTCGTAGGGTAGCCATCTCCACCTTGTGTATCACGTATATTGAGTGTTAACTTATACTTCGGAGTAAATATCTCCATATTAATTCTTTTACCTGTACCTGTTTTACCACCATAATATATTGTAAGTGACGTTGGTTTAGACGCATTTTTCATATAGTTTTCATCTACTTTATATGATAGTATTTGTCCACTATTTTGTTTGTGTATTACGTGATAACCAAAACCTACACCAGATTGTATAAGTTTTTCTAATGCTTTTTTGTCACTTTGTTTCATTTTAGGCCATTCATTTTTAATAATACTTTTCTTTAATTTGCCATTAAATACATCTGCAAATAATTGCTTGTCAATACCAAACATATTTAATAATCTTAATCCATTTTTATCTTTTATATTAGCCTTTTTTATTTCATTTGTTGTTAAAATAGTTTTGATACCTGCATTAAAAAAGGTAGTTGTATTACCTAGTTTTAAACTTAAATAAACTTTTGGTTTATTATCATCCATTAAAGTTAAGTCTGTTACGATAGGACCTAAATTAAAACCTACTTGACGATCTGCTTTTAAAATCACATCTTGTCCAAAAACAATCGGTCTCTTTGTATTTCCAGCACCCTCTTCTTTTACTACTAACTTTTTAAACTTGTCTAACTTGTAGGTTTTGTATAAATGTTCTATTGACTTTTGTAAAAATGTATCTATTTTTTCACCCTCATCATATGCTGTTATTGCTTTTGCATATGAATTTTCAAAAAGATTACCTCTGTTTTTAACACCTCTACCACCTAAAGAACCATTACCAAACTTTATTTTTATTATTCTAAGCTTTGCTTGTGATGAAACATTTGTTAGTCGTGCTGTGCCATTTAATGCTCTTACTACATTAACATTTTTAGGTACTTTTGGGTCAATGTTTATAGGTGCTTTTACTTTATATGTTTTATTTAAGTAAGTCCATAGTCTTTTAATTTCCTCTTTATTTTCTTTAGGAAATTTAAGTGTAGTTTCTATCTGCGAAACTGATTCTGGAAAAAATGTATATGCCATATGATACCTTATAACATATTTATAAGCTTAGGTCAACTATTATTATTAAAGAAATGAGTAATTGTTATTCTACCGTGATTAGGCTCGTTAGTATTCATAGTAACTGGCGTTACTGAATGGTCATACCAACTAGGAAATAAGACCATTCTATTGTCTTTACAATCTATTTTAATCTTTGGTTTATCAATATAGAAGTCACCACCTGAATATCCTTTTGGTTTCTTGTGTAACCATATCAAAGATGTAAAAGCGCAAGTATCAAAATGAGTATGGTATCTGTCACCTGATTCATAGTAACTTATCATTGTTGTATCTCTATTTGAGCTTGTGAAAGAGTTAAACTGGCCGTTTTCGAAAGTTTGTTTGCCTAAATCGTGGAACCATTCTGTTCTAAACTTATCTACCAAGGTCATAATGTGGCTGTATTTTCTCTGATCTTCAGCAAATATTAAATCAGGATAACATCTAGCATTATGACCTATCGGTTTATTATCTACATAAGCAACTTCAGGAGTATCTTCGCTTCTAACTAAATTCTTTTTATTTGCTAAGTAAAAATTTAATTCTGACCATACTTGTTTGTATTCTTGTTCATCAAACCAATCATCAACAATTAAATGAGGAAATATAGGATTACTTGTGACTATTGTTGCTCGCATAAAAATTTAGGAATACCACCACTATCTTTCCATATTTGATGTTTATTCTGAAATCTTACCAACTTGTCTATATCTTCTTCAAAGAAAGAAGTTTTAAGTATTGTCTTTGTAGGTTTCTCTATTGCTTGCCAATAAATCTTACCTCTTTTCTTAATCATCTTCTTTGAATATCTATAGTTTACACTTGCTGGTGGTTTACTATCGCCTTTGTGAAATCTTACTTTTTGTTTTTTTGCCATTACCAAACCCAACTGATAAACGAATATCTAGTTCCTTTCTTTACTGCATTTACTCTGTGAGGATATAGAAAGACACTAGGAAATATCATAATATCTCCTTGTCTTAAATCCATAACATCATCTTTAAACATAACAAACTCACCACCCTCATAGTCGTTAGATGGATCGTTTAATTGTCCTACTACACTTAATATTGGTATACCTTTTCTCTCACCCTTAAACATATTATGGATGTGATCGCAATGTTCGGCCATAACTTTATCTTCCTTGTATTTGTTCCATCTTATTTCGGTATATCCGTGCCAACCATTGAACCAAGGAAAATTTAAATCAAATATGTAATTCTTTATAGAGTGAAAAATTATATCCATTATATCTTGTTTTGTGCTTGTATCTGCATAACCAAAATCTAATTCTCTATCACCTGAAATTGGTATAGTTTTATCTTCTTTTGAGTGATAAAATTCGTGTTGTTTAAATGTATCTTTCTTTTGTTCTAGTTCTTGTACCGTTACGTTACACATATGTTTAGGTATAACATTATCAATTCTTATGTAACTATGTAAATCTGTATTAAATTTTGAAGTCGCTAAACTTGTCATAAGATTCCTCTTTTTGATTTACTTCTTTTTTCTGGTCTGCTACAACTATATTCTGAGCATTATTATCTACATCAAATAATCTCATTTTACTTCTATCTACACCAACAATAAATGCTCTGTTCATACTAGGGTCATTATATCTATTTTTTAATTGTTTAATCTTTATCTGTCCTAGTTTCTCTAACTCTTCGTTTGATATTAAGGCAAACATAAAGTCTGCTGTTGCCGGTAAACCAAATGATTCTGATGTATCTTCTAAACCAATGTCTGTACTTACAAAACCAGTTCTTGTTGTTTGTGTTGCACTAAAAATAGGCACATTATATTCTACTGCAAGACCTCTTAACTCTTCAGCAATTGCTTTAATAAAGAAATATGATGATATATTACCACCTTTAAATCTACTACTAGAACAAATGTTTAGATAATCAATAAAGATAACATTAGGTTTAAATGATTTCTTTAACGCAAGTTCATTTAGTAAAGCACTAAAATGACCACTATGAGCTGACGCTGTTGGATATTCTTTAATAATTAATTTACCTGCCGTCTTGTTTCTTATCTTTGCAATCTTATCGTCATAGATAGACTTTGGCATATTATGGAGATCGTCCATAGTTACATCTAATAAGTTTGCGTCAATTCTTTCTGCAATTCTTTCCTCTGCCATTTCTAAAGTTATATACAATACATTATGACCTTGTTCTAAAAATGCACTAGCACAATGACACATAAACAAAGATTTACCAACACCTGTACCTGCTAACGCAATATTCAAAGTCTTTGCTGGTACACCACCTTTTGTAATACGATTCATATATTGTAAATCAAATTGGTATCTTTTCTCTTTTGTATGGTACCAATCATATCTGTTTTGAGCGTCTGCAATATAATCGTGCCCTATATGATTGTCAAATGAAACTGCTAATGCGTCTGATAAAATATGAGGTATGGCCTCTGGTGTGTGTTTCTTATCTTTCTTATCTAATATTTTAATACCTTGTAATACTGCATTGTGAACAGCACGGTCTTTACAAAATCTTTCTGTAGTATTAGTCAACCATTCTAAATCAACTTGTTCATTATTTAAAGATGATACTAGTTCTTTTATATTAGAAAACTCTGTTTCGTTAATATCTTTTCTACCTTTGAGTTCTATAACCACTGCCTCTTTAGTAGGTAAATTTTTATACTTAATTACAAAATCGTTTATCTCTCTGAATAAACTTCTTTCAATAGTATTACTAAAATAATCTTCTTTAATAAAAGGCAAAGCCTTTCTTGTAAAATCTTCATTGAATATAAGATTTCTTAATATAGTTATTTCAATTCTCTCGTTATTTAAATACTGCTGTTCCATCTTTTAATTGTTTATCTAATAGTTCTATTAATATATCACCAATGTAATCTATAAACTCCTGATTATCTATATCTTTATTTTCAGGATTACGAAGTATATCATAATCAAACTTCATTGGCAAGTTTCCGTTGGCGTCTTCTTTATCTGCGAATCCTACTTTACCATACTTATAGATGACATTTAAATACTTGTCGTCTATCAGTTTGATAGCTGAATATTCTTTGTCGTCCCTTTGTACAAAGAGATAACGCTTCTTATTCTTCGTCTGATCCGTAGGTGAATTTTTTTCTGGTGTATTCATCTATCTTTGTTAGTACCTCATCTGTAAAATATTTCTCGGGCTCACTATTGATAGACTTACCAAAAACTTTTGTGCCATCAGGCATTTCATACCTTGTAGATACTTTCTTAAAGACACCAGCCTCTTCGCCTAGTTCTAAAAGACCATAATGTCTATCAAGTCCTTGTTTATAAGTTAATCGTACATCAATTTGAGCGTTTTCTTTTGTTAAACGAGATTTATAATTTTTACAATGAATCACATTACCAATAACTTCGGTACCATCTTTTTCTTTTCTTTTTCCAAGATAGACAATAGATGAAGCGGCGTATTTCAAACCTGAACCACCACCCATTTCTTTTTGTGGGAACATTGAACCAATAACATCATAAGTATGATTGGTCATAATCATAGGTATATTTGCTTTACCTAATTTTAAAGTTAAAACTCTGAAAGTAGATTTGACTATTTGTGATCTAGTCATATCTCTTGTTTCTTTACCAGCGGCTGTATCTTCCATTTCTTTTGTAGTAGATAACATACCTAAACTATCTAAAACAAACATCAAAGGTTTTCTTTTATCCTCTGCTTGTTCTAAATACTTGTCAACTATTTTAATTGATTGACTTCTAAATTCTTGTACGGTTGCTACAGGAACAACTACCATTCTTTTACTATCAACACCTCTACCCTCAA